CCTCATCCAACACTTCTTCTTGCATTCCTTTTACATCAGGAGACCCATCTTTTTTCCATTTAACGTTTGCCCTTAAAGTGTCTTTCGTTACAGATATATTTCTGTTACCTTGTGATTTTAATTCTTTTGCTCTTTTATCAGCATCTGGTTGTGTTTTAAAAGGAGATGCATATCTTTTGCCATCCTGTTTAGATGTCCATCTTGCAACATAAACGGTTTGACTTTCGTTTACACTCTCCATTATTTCTTGCCAACTTGTTCTATATTTTGTCATGGTTACTTTCCCAAATTTCTAGTTTTAATTTTTGTTTTCCTCTTATTACTCTATGATACACACCCTTTTTAATATGCATCGGTTTATTTAATTCTATAAGTTGAGGCATTTCATTATCCATTTGTAAATACCATTCATCACCTTCTAAAGCAACTACCTTTCGGTCTGCTCTATCTCTATGCCAAACCATTTCCATTTCTGAATTATCGGCAGTATTGTCAATAGTTCTTATAAAATGGTTTTCTTCAATCACTATATCATCATATGGTTTACTCATAACTTACCAGAAAAAACTTCCACCACCAGATAAACCTAACTGTTTAGCATATCTTGGTGTGTTACATGCCCAATATGCAGCCGTTGTTCTATCTTTTTGTGTAGAACATTGGTGTCTAGCAGCAAAACTTTTTCTTGCCTCAGGATCATTCATCTTAACTGATAATCCTGATGTATCACCCCATGTGACCTTTTTAACTTTATCTCCATCTTTTACATAGACATAAAACTTTTTAGGTCCGCCTCGTTTTGGTTTACCTATTGGAGGATTTTTCTCATCCTCTTCATCAAGCATTGGACAATCTAAAGCAACTTCATTGCCTTCAAATAATCCAAAGGTTCCAATATCTGTATTTAAAAACTCTTTGTCTTCAACAGATAATTCAATTTTTTCTTTTTCAACTTTTTCTCTAAGTCTGTTATAAAACTCAAAGAATGCTGATGAATTATGTCTAAAAATGTTCTCACAAATAGGAACATTCATTTGTAAATGATAATCTATTGCCTCATTTACATTAGCATATTCTTTAAAACTTCTTAATTTCATATCATCTCCACCTACATCTATTTTCATTTCTGATTTAGACTTTTTGTATTTACTTTCAAAGTCTTCTTCAGGCATTGTTTTCAAATCACCTTTAACGTCTTTGACTTTTGTTGTGTAACTGTTTTCACTAGTATCCACAACTTTGTTAAACATCTTATTATATACTTCGTCTAACTTAGTTTGCCAATCTTCGCCGTATCTTTCTTTATATTTATCTATTGTTTCACTGTCACTTATCCATTCTTCAATATCTTTTAAATCAACTTTTTTATCAGCATTAACGTTGATTAAGTTGTTTTTAGGTTCACTTGGTTTGTATGATCCACCTTGAAATTTAGGGTCATAATTTTTTTGACCTGGGGTTATAGATGAAGTGTATTTTGCATAATCATGGCCTATTTCATAACTTTCAGGCAATCCAGTATCTACAAATTCATCACCTCTTTTTTGTGGTTCTTTTTCAGTTTTAAGTTCACCATACATTTGTTTGAATTTCTTTGTATGAACACTTGGTTTAGTTTTAGCAACTTTATCTGCTGGCGATTGTTTGTAAGCACTTTTATCATCATCAGATTTTTTGCCTTGTTTTTCTAAATGTCTGTCGTGTGACTTCTTCTCTTTGTCTGATAAACCAGCAACATATTTTTTAGGTTGATCTGTCTCTTTGTCGTATTTTAATTTTCTTGCCGACTCGTCTAATTCTCTAGGATAAACAGGCGATTCAATGATATTAAATAACCATGACTTATGCAATTTATTATCAACATCTTCAAGTGTTACATAGTTTGTTCCTCGTCTTACGATAACTCCTGTAACTTTATTTTCAACATCATCAACAATGTCTCCTACATCATATAAATGCTCTGTTAAATACTTGTCTCTTATAATCATATTTTCTAACTCCTCTTTTGTAGAAGCAGTTATAAATGGTTTAAACTTTAATGTTCCTTCTTCTATTTCTGGATCGTTTGAAGCAGCCAATCTCATGCCTTGTCTTAATCTTTTTAGTAAACTTTCAGCGTCACTGAAAGTAGATGGCAATCCTTTTTTAAATGCCTCTAAATCATTTGATTTAGCAGCTGCTCTCATTTTACTTGCTGACATTCCTGTAGCGCCGTCAGCATCTGGATCTCTTTCTCCAGCAGAAACTATATTAATGTTATCAAAGTTATAATAACCATGTCTGCTTTTTACACCATTATACTTTTTAATAGTGGTGTCGAATTCTCTTACTCTATCTGAACCAACAACCATTGATAATTCTGTAGCACCTTTATTATAAAGATCAGTGACTATATCAAATACTCTATTTGAACCACTTACTATTATGTTTGAAGCATATCTAGGAAACATTTGTTTCATAACTTTTGACTTCTCTCTAAATGATAATGGGTTCTTATCTGAGTCTTCCGATCTACTTAAAAATATAAAGTGATTGTCTGCTCTAACTGTAAATAATTTTTGTAATAATTTTCCATGTCCTATTGTAGGTGGATTAAATCGGCCAAAGGTAAACGCTATATGTCTACCTTTGGCTTCTTTAATCTTAGATAACGATTTAAGTTCATCTGGTGTTATTTTACCATCCGACATAATTTCTTCCAAAGTTTTAAAGAATTTGAGATAATGATACTTTTCTAACATCTTATAAATCACGTTTTTAGGAAGTCGGTTTTTTACTCCAAATTTTCTTACTTCGTCTGGTGACATATCTGCTAAGAAAGCATCTTTACGATCTGTAACAGTTTTAGCACCAATATCAACTAATGTGTTAATGGAATCTTTAATCTCAGCTAACTTTTTAGAAACTAATCCTTCTAGGTTTTCTATATCGTCTTTACCTAGTTCTTTTAGTTCTTCATAATCAATCATGTCTCTTGCCAATTCACCCTTAACAACATCTATTTCAGATACTCGTTTCTGAAAATCCGCCATATATTTTTCAGGTTCAAACTTGCCTGGTTCTGGTTTTTTGATCCATTTGTTCTTATCGATATCAAAAATACCATCTGCCATCTTATTTGCCTTATCAAATATAGCAGGATCTATGATAGAAAAATAGTTTATAGGATGTTCACTGCCTGGTATTGTTTTACCATTTATTTCATATTGATGTTCTTTTATTTTTTCATGTATCTTTTCCTGTTCTTCTTTTGAACCAGGTATATCAAATAAAATATTAACATCAAGGTCAGCGTCACCTCTATATTGTTTTGTTAGTATTGATCCAATAAGACCATACTTAACTATTTTTCCAAATTTTTCAAATGACTTAATTCCGTCTAATACTTGTTTTTTAACTGAAGCTTTTAACTCTGGATTAGATGTATCTGGATTATCAAATACTGCCTTTGCATACGTTTTTCTTGGTATGTCTATAATAGACTCGTTAAATTGTTTAAAGCTTTTCATTTTCTATTTCTCTAATAATTTTTTTACTAATGTTTTCTGGTGTATCACCCTCTGCTTTAATACTTATAAAACCAGGTTTATTTCTAAAGTATTCTACAACAGGACCAGTTTCTTCTTTGTATAGTTTAATTCTATCGTTGATAACTTCTTCGGTATCATCAACTCTACCTCTTGCAAGTAATCGTTTCATTACTTCTTCTTTACTTACATCTAAAAACACAGCAACATCATGTCCGATATTTTCTCGTTCCATTTCTCTTACTTGTTTCATATATCTAGGCCATCCGTCTAATACATATCCGTCTGGACTTTCTGCAATTCTGTCTTTAATAAGTTTTAAAACCATTTCACTAGGTGCAAACTTACCTTTTGTAATTAAATCTTTAATTTGTTTTCCTATTTCTGTATTTTTCTCAACTTCTTTTCTTAACATACCACCTGGATATATGTGAGGTATGCCATATCTATCCATCAAATACTTAGTGTATGTTGATTTACCTGAACCAGGACCACCTAACATAACTATTCGTCTTTGTTGTGCCTCTTTAATATATGTTCTAAATGTTTTCATTATCCTTTTATCCAGTTCTTAGAAATATTAAAGTTAGCAGTTGAAAATTCTAATCTATCAACTAGTTTTACAGCGTTACCCATTCTATCTACGGCAACATATCCTTCTGGATTTGTAACTTCAAACCCATTATCTTTTTGTAAAAATGTTCCCATACTTTTTATTTGATTCATTTTGTTTATTAAGAAATCTTTTACTCTTTGTAATGTGACATAACTAGCAATGGCAAAATATATACCGACTTCATTTTTTTCCATAAATCTTAGTCCTTCATTTTTTATTGCTTCAAATTTATCTTTTGCATTTTGTGTTTTTCTTGCCGCTATTTCTTTGTCTAAAACACTGATGTAATATGTTCTAAATTGTGATACTAACTTACTTACATTTTCTATTGATTTTCCTCTTCTAATAAAGTCATTGAAAAATATTTTAAGTCTAGCACCAACAGAATATAAATTTTGTTGTTTACTTAATAAGTTTAATATTGGTTTGCCTTTACTTACAGAACCAAATGCCATTCTTAACATAGCATCATATCTTTCACTTTCAGCAGTTGTAAACGTAGCAACACCTGAAGCGTCTTTATATCCTGCGTCATCAAAAAATACAGATGATGTTTTTCTAAATGAACTTATGTTCACACCAAAGTTTGCTTTTAAGTCTGCCATTTTTCTACCAGTATATGTTGTATGAAATATGATACCCATTTTAGCAGAGGCAATTCTTTTACCTATTGCACTTTCTGTAGGCACAGCATATGTGATTGTATTAGGTGTAAAAGTTAAAACACTTTCACCTCTTATGTTGGCACTTTTTAATTCGTTGTTAGTGTATAAAAAGTCACCTTGAACAACACCTTTGATTCCTAATTTCTTTAATTCTACTAATGCGACTTGTAATTTTTCAGCAAGTCCACCTGTGTGATTTCTTCTAATATCAGCAGATGTATAATTTATTTTGGGAGTTACGTTGAATACTGATTTTGATCCAACAAAGAATTTGCCGTTTTCAGGATTGATTCCACAGATCACAGCAGGAGCACCGTCCCATTTTACTGAAACGTTTAATCCTCTACTTGACGATCCTATAAGCATATCTCTTAATGATTTAAGAAATGTAATGGCATTAACACCACCTTCATATCCATCATTAATGATAGAATCTTCTAAATGTTCTAAGTGAGTATTTTTAGCCTCACTTAAATATTGTTTAAAACTTTGCATGTTTCTCCCACGTTATCCATATAATATATTATATCAAATTTAGTGCTATTTGTCAAGCACTATTCCATCAACAAATACAATCTTTTTATTACTATTTATAACTAATATACTTTAGCGAATGGTCCAAAGTTATATATTTGCCCTTTCTTTTGTGCAAAATAATAACATAATGTCAGAAACCTTGTAAGGTTATTTCCTTTATTTTTACCCTCTGCCTTGTTAGATTTTAGTTTTGCTAGAATCCATACAAAATCTACCATCTGTTGCATTGAAGCATTTTTTCCATGTAGTCCTTCATGTTTATATGAGTCTGCTAAATTACTAACAAAGTCTTCTAATCGTTCTTCTTTTAATTCTGATTTATTAAACATACTATTAATAAATTTTATTTTTTCTTTCCATTCAGTTTCATACGCTTTAGTCCATTTCTCTGGTAAAAGATTTCCTTGTGGCATCTGTACATCTTCAGATACTAATTTACCTTTTACTTTTTTATTAATATGATCTACTAACCATTCTTTTAATTTATCTTTAGGTACTTTACCTAAAAACGCAGATGCCTTTCCATCAGGTAAAAATTCATAAGTGATATTTCCTATACCTGCACCAGTATTTGATTTAAATCCTAGTTTAAATCCTCCTCTATCACCATCTTTTACATAGACCTGGGAAGTTTTTGATTCAAATGCATGTGTTTTTTTATTGTAAGTACAATCAATCTCTATTCTATCAAATGCAACATCAGGTAGTTTTTGATCTTTAAATTTTGCTTGTAGATTAAACTCCTGATAATATATATTTTTACCATCTGATTTCTTTAAAGATATACCAACTATATCTTTTTTATTATATGCCATTTTTAATATAGCGTTAATTTCTCTTATTGCTTCATCTGGATTCTCAGCATATTTACTCTTGTCACCTTTACTAAATTCTTTTGCTATATCATCAAATTTTTCTACATACTCTTTTTGAATCTTAGCAGATTTTACCAACCAAATATCAGCAGGGTTCCAAGAATCTTTTTTAGAAAATAAGTTCATTTCTTTTACAACTAGGTCACTAATATATTCCATAAAAGAACCTTTTCCATCATATAGGTAAACCTGATAACTTGAATTAGGAAACTTACCTAAACCTGATATTTCGTTAAACTGTAACGTAAAGTGGGACCACCAGTCATCAAGTTTTTTTAAGTCTGGAAATATTTTTTTTATTGGAGATTTTTTATCTTCAAACATTTCAGAGAATGTTTTCCAAGTTTTGGTATCATCCCCTAATACTGCTTTGATTATTGCTAAAGTTATTTGTTCTTGTTGTTGTGTTGATATTTTAACACTTTTGGAACTGAATACAGTTTTTTCTATTTCAGTCCACCCTATCTTTTGAAATTTTGGTGAACGAGACTTTGGTTCTTTAACTTCAAATTGATGATTTTTTAACCAATCTTGTAATTTTCTAAATTTACCTTGTTTAACAAGCTGTTTAAACTGATCAAAGGTACTATTTTTAGAAATGTCAATGACATAATAATTGCCATCTTTTACTTTTACTCTACCTTTATCTGCTACAATTCTAGCAACTACTTCGCTACCGTATTGTCCGACTTTTTCATATGTGAATGTTGACATACATATATTTATGCACGACTTCGGCCTCTAGTTCTTGGCGGGGAGTTGTATTTACTTTTACCATTGTCTAATAGTTTTTCACTACTATTTCTTAAATCAAAAAATGGTGGAAACCCAAACGCTCCAAATGTCTTATTTTGATTTTGAAATTTGACAATCTCTTTTATATCTTCTTCAAAAAAAGACTCTTTGAAAACAAGTTTACTAGGCATTTCTACGGCACGCCAGATAATCTTACCTTTTAATTTTACCATTTGTGCCTTATAATATATTGATGGTTTCTTTTTTATCATACTTTAAATCCTGAAAATTTATCGTAAGGGTCAACAGGTTGAGGACCAGATGGTGTATCTATCTTCTCCTGTGACTCTTGGTTACTATCTACTATTTGTTGAGCATTGTTTTCTACATCATACAATCTCATTTTTGATCTATCAACACCAATGATAAAGGCACGATTAATAGCAGGATCATTGTAACGATTTTTCAATTGTTTAACTTTCATTTGTCCTAGTTCTTCAAGTTCTTCATTTGAGATTA